GCAATCGAGTAAAACCTGCGGTCCTGCAGACACTGCAGGCGCTCGTTTCTCAGCGCCGACTGGATCTCGTCAAACCGCCGCAGTGCTTCGGCGTGGGTGTCACGCAGTCGCTGTGAGTTGGAGATGCGGGCCACTTGTTACTCCCGAGAAAGGATCTTGACGTTCTGCTCTTCCCCAGGGAAGACAACGATGTTGCGGGTGCCTTCGCCGCCTGCGCGGGAGCTTTGGTCTAGGTAACGTATGCCGGGGATTCCAATTTCCTGCAACGCAGCAGCCGCCTCTTGGGGGTTTCCTCGACGACTGATCCAAGTCTGCCAAACTTGTTTTCCGGTTTTGTCTGACTGTCGATACGTATCAACAGAAACACCCGTTTTTGATGACAGCGCCTCCAGCACACTTTGCGACTGCCCTTTCAGCGGCTTATCCCAATCCAGCATTTTGTCAACCATTGCGTCTGGGATGTCGACGGTGTAGAGGGAGCCTGAAGATGCATTTTTTACATCCATTAGTGCGGATTCAACTTGATCTTTGGGAAGCGATGTTTCCAAATACTTCCTTGCGGCATCTTCTCCTCTTGCGTTTAGAAAATTCCACGCTCCATTTCTAGGATCACCATCTGGAAATGGCTGTTCTGACAAAACAGCTTTATAACCACCGGCAACTTTAGGGTTTTCCGCAAAATAAATTCCATAACCAAACGCCTGCGCCCCTTCCCCACTCCCAATCTTCTCCGACCGAAACCGCCCCAGCGGCAACCCAGGTTCGGCAGGAAACGTATGCGGCGTCCCGTGAAACGCCGTCAACGGACTGACATCACTCGGCGGAATCGACCGCTGGTACGCCGCAAAATCCTCTGCCTGCCGTGCTGCGGCTGCGCTGGGCAATCCGCTAATCACGCGCCCGATATCCCCAGCAATTGACGGCAGCGCCTGCATCCCCTCAGCGGCTACGCGCACAGCGCCTGCGGGCATACCCACGCCCGGCGTGAACCCGAGGGCTTCGCCCTGCCGGTACGCCTCTCGGCCAACAGACGACGCATCCGTCATCAGCGGCAGACCGAAATACCCGCGCACGCCTCCGCGCACGGCCTGCTGAAACGGCTGGCCGACATACTGCTGATAGAGCTGGTACGCGCGGGCCAGCGGGTTCATCGCAGTCTGGGCCAGCGACGGACGCTGGGGCGCAGTCTGCCCCGCCTGCATCGTGTGCGGACTCACTGCGGTTCGTTCCAGCCCTGTCGCCATCTCACGCCCCCACGCGCCCAGCGTTCCAGTAATTCACCGTCGGCAGTGCATACGCCGACAACTTCGGGGTGGCGGAGAAATCGGCATCCGATCGGATCGGGAACGCAAACGTCACCGCGATCGCGTCGGCCGCGTCCGGGCTCGCCAAACCACGGGCCTTCATCTCCTTCTTCGACTCCAGGAAAATCTTCCCCGTCGAATCCGGTTTCGCCCGCACACCCGTCAGGTCTGCCTTCAGCGCCTTGTCCGGCGTCACCGAGGCCGTGCGCAGCCAGTCGCGCAGCGCGCCCCACATCTCGGCTCGCTTATTGCCCCACATCACTGGCCTGCTGGACTTCCACCCGAAATTCACCCCGCGCACCTTATACCGCTGCTCGTTCAGCCTGTCCAGTATCCCATATCCGAGGCCACCCTCGTCGATGCACGTCAGCGCCGGCCGATACCGCTCGATCGCTTCAATCACGTGCCCCACCACCGTCATCGTGTCATCGCCCCGATACCGGTGCAGCGCCAGCAAATCCCTGCCCTGCCGTACCGCAATCACGGTGGAGTCGCCCCCAGTGCGGGCCGGGTCTACCCCCAGCACGATCGGCGCGTCAGCGTCCTTCCACTTCTCCCGCGCCATCGCTTCGTCCACCAGCTTTGGCGTAATGAACTGATCGTCGCCGTCAGACGGGAACTGCCCGTACACCTCGACGCGGGCCTCGCGGGAATCCTCGCCGTATTCGGCAATGATCGCTTCGTACACACCCTTGTCGGTGTCCTCCACCGTGCGGGCGTCGATGCTTTCCGACACCCAGAAATCCCGCTTGGCGTGGAAGCACTCGAAGAAATACCCCGTGTTCCGCCGTGGGTTACTGAACGCGCACCAGAACCTGTGCGGCGTGTTCTCCGTAAAAAACCCCGCAGCCACTGACCAGATACTGTCCGGGATGCCGCTGGCTTCGTCGAACACCACCATCATGCCGTCGTCGTTGTGCGCGCCAGCGTAAGCGTCCGGGTTTTCCTCGCTCCAGAGCTTGCCCTCCGCGCCCCAGTACCGCGTGCCCTTCTTCAGGTCGCGCTCCACCAGTTCCGTCAGCCACTTCGCCGGCACGATCCGCGTGGCGCTGATTTCGAACCAGTGCGAGTGCATGATCATCGCCAGCCACTTCGTGATTTCAGCCCAGGTCACGCTGCGCAACTGCGCCTCGCTGTTCGCGCTGACGATCACGCTGCTGCCAATCCGCGTCGAAAGCATCCAGAGCACCAGCCAACTGACCAGCGCCGACTTCCCGATTCCGCGCCCCGAGGCCACCGCCAGGCGCATCACCTCGTACATATCCCGCGTGCCGTTTGCCGCGATGTGATCCCGGATCTTCCGCAAAATCTCCCGCTGCCAGCGTCGCGGGCCGGTGCGCTTTTCCAGCGGCGTGCCGCGCTCACCCCACGGCAGTGCAAACATCACCCACGCCTCAGGGTCATCGCGGAGCTTGGCGCTCCACATACGCGCCATCAGGTTTTGCTCTTCCTGCGGGGTGTATTTCGGGGTCTGCATTTATATCGTCAGCGGCGTATATCGGCGCATATCGGCTCAAATCGGCGCGTATCGGCCAAATTTCATTGGCTCAGTTTGGCTCACACCTCAGCACCCAGTGATTCCCGCGCCAGCGGCTCAGCCCGCGCCAGCGGAATCGGCTGCGCCAGCGACTTCGGTTCTACGATCACCGCATCCTCGATCGCCTGCACCCGCCTCTGCGCCTGCTCCAGAGCCGCAGTGATCGAGATCTGCTGGCTTACGTCGACCTGCACCTGCTGCTTTGCCACCCACTCGTGCCGGTGCCGCAGAAACTCCAGCGCAGCCTTCGCGTCGCCGCCCTCTGCGGCCTCGAACACCACGCGGGACATCGACATCTCACTGTCGGCGCGGCCTTTCATCTCGGCAATCTCGGCCGTGCGATCCATCAGCTTCAGCCGCGCAAACTCCTCCGGCAGCAAACCCGCAGCCAGCGCCAGCGATTCGCCCTTCAGGCCGAGCCTTGCACCCTCGTAAATGCGCTCCAGCACCGCTGGGGTGGCTTTGAGTTCTCGGGCGCGGATGGGAAGGTCGCGAAACATGCGGCAAGTGTAATGCGATTTTTTTGAATGCAAAAAATTTGTGCGGGCGGAGGCCGAAACGCTGCGCTGAAAAAAATTTTGTGTGGGGGCTCCGTTTTCGTTCACGCCGCGAGTCGCTTCGATGGGTATACCCCCCTCCCTATCCAGCTCCGCGCCCAGCCGCCCACCGATACCCTACCCCGTACCGTATCCGCGGCCGTCGGCCTGGTGCGCTTGGCGCCCGCCCTGGTCCGTCCTGGCCATGCCGGCAGCGCGTCAGCGCAGGGTCTGCAGCGGTCCGTCGGGGTCGGTCGGGGATCCTGGGACTTTCGCGCCGAGTGTCGATATCCCTGGGCATTGGTGGTATCGACACCCTGTGATGGCTTGTGATACCCATGGGTATTAGTGGCATGGGGGCGCTACCCCTGGCCAATACCCCCCGATACCCCTCGATACCCCCGATACCCCTCACTTTTCCTTTCGCTCAACCCCCGAGACGTTTACAAACCTATCGTCCATTTACAGGGGTATTAGTGGCATTCATAGGGGGATGCTCTGTCTGCCTGGGGGTATCGTCGCACCATCCATCGGGGATCCGCGCGGTATGACGCATTTCCGCGCCTTGTAAGGTTCACGTCAGGATCCCGCGCGACACTGCATTCACTGGCTGCACGGTGCGGCCGATGAAGGGGAAGACGATGATCGCAGTTGAGTTCGCGATGTTGATCGGATGCCTGGGCGTGCTCGTGGGCGTGATCTGCCTGGGTGTGATGTCTGACTGGTGAGCCTAGCCGCTCGCCCCGCGTGCGGGGCTTGCGGGTGCGGTTTGCACCGATAACGATAGGAGTGATGACGATGACGACGACGAAGACCCTGCGCCCGACAGTGATCGGCGGTGCGCGCCAGTATTTCGACCACCCGCGA